CAAGAAGCTCAGAAAAAGAAAAACCCTAACACTATCACAGATGCAGATTATTATTTGCGTGATAAGGCAGAGGAAGCCAAAAAAGGCTACCCTAACACTATCGACATGACTCCTCCAGAGCCTACGCCTGTTAAGAAGGCAGCAGCTAAGGAGGATTAATTATGTCTGAAGAAGTGATTAATAACACTTCGGAAGCACCTGTGGAGTCTCAGAGCGAGGCTCCTCAGCTTTCCGAGCGTGAGCAGGTTGAACAAGAAGCAATTAACCGTTATCGTGAATCACAACAGTCCCAAGAGGAACGTGAATCAGGTATGCCAGAAGGCTACAACGAAGACGGTACTCAGCAAGAAGAGCTGATTGGCGGTAAATTTAAATCTCAAGAGGACTTACTAAATGCTTATAAAGAACTCGAGAAGAAAATGTCGTCTAATCAAGAGAAGCCACAGGCACAACAAAGTGAGTCTGAGGCTACTCAAGAAGATGCAGCTCCGACGGAGACTGGGTCATTTTCCGCTGCCAAGTTTGAGCAGGAGTATGCGGAGAATGGATCGCTATCTGAAAACTCGTATGCTGAGCTAGAGAAGCAAGGTTTCTCAAAGGCTCAGGTTGACGCTTACATTAGCGGTCAATCTTATTACGGTGAATCTGTTAAGAACGCTGTCTACGACTCTGTAGGCGGACAAGAGAATTATGTGGAAGTAATCAATTGGGCTTCCGATAATATGCCACCCGAGATAATCAAAGAGTACAACGATGCTGTTGATTCCTTAGATCAGGCTAAGATGCTACGGACTCTTGAATACATGAATCTGAAGAAAAACGGATCACAACCAACAGCTGCTCGTCGGCTTGAGGGTGATGCTCCGGCAGCAGGTATTCAGCCGTTTGTTTCTAAACTTGAGTGGCAAAATGCACAATCGAATCGCTTATATGGCAAAGACGCTAAGTACACAAACATGGTCGACCAACGTTACTTAGCTGCTCGCAAACGCGGTACGATTTAACCAATTGAGCCCTTGGGGGAAGTTTCTCGTCTCCTTTATTCTCCCTTGTGGCTCTACTAACTCTACAAAGAGACTCCTCGATGCTTATGTTTATTTGGTACTCCGTAAGCCCGACACACCTACGATGCGCTCTAGGTACTAGGACAACTTAAAGAAGAAGAAAAAACTAACAGCTACGAGATTACATATTTAATATAACTATAATCATTGAGGCAATAAAAATGGCTTTAACTGTAAATAATATTGGTAACAATAGTTCTACTCCGCGTGGTTTACCAACGGATATGGACAATGCACTGGAAATCTACTACGGCTCAGTCTTGACTGCATTTGACCGTAAGCAGGTTTTCCTTGATTTGATCACCACTAAGTCTATCGACTCAGGTTCATCAATCTCTATCCCAGTAATTGGTCAGTCTTCTGACTCAGATACCAACACCCACGTTCCGGGTACTGAGCTCACCATGAGCACCATCGCGGTTAAAGAGCGTATCATCAACATTGATGCACTCGAGTACTTCGCGTTGGCAGTTGACAAGTTTGAAGAGAAGGTTCTTCACTTTGAAACTCGTGGCGAGTTGGCGAAGCAAGCAGGTGAAGCACTTGCTGTTAAGATCGACAAAGCTGTAGCAGCTATGATCCTTACTGCTTCTCAGACCTCTGGTACTATCGGTGGCGCAGCTGTTCAAGCTGACGGTACTGAAGTTAACAACGACACCATCGATTCAGGTGCTACCCCTAAAGCTAAGGGTGACGCTTTGATCGAAGCTGTGTTTGCTGCTGCTGCGGCAATGGAAGAGAAAGACGTAACTGGTGAGAAGTACTTGGTAGTTTCTCCAGTAATCTACTCTTACCTTGCACAGTCTGACGCTGTAAACAAAGACATCACCGCAGGTACTAATGGTGGTTTGGACAAGGGTACTGTAATGGAAGTTGCAGGTATCCGTATCTACAAGTCTAACTACACCAACCAAGACACTGCTGTTGACGTTGGCGGCACCGACAAGAAGTTGAAAGCATTGCTGTTTACTTCTGAGTGTGTTGCAGTTGCTAAGTTGATGGACGTAACTTCTGAAGTTAACTACATCCCTGAGCAATTGGCGACTTTGATGACCACATACTACTCTTACGGTATGGGCGTATTGAAGCCGGGCGCAGCTTGTGTTATCACTGGTGGTAACGCATAATAGGTTACTAGCCTATATTGGGGGAGTCCTTCGGGGCTCTCCCTTTTCCTATTTGTGAATATTTTAGGAAGGCTAGAGTATTTGCAAATACGAAGGAAATAATAAAAATGACAGAAATTGATGCTATCAACCGTATGCTTCGGTATATCGGTGAGCTACCAATCCCTTCTACTGTTGTCTTAACCAGTTTGCCCGAAGGTCACGAAGCTTTACAGGCTCAGACTATTCTAGCAGAAACACTCCGAGAAGAACAAGAAGAGAAATGGTGGTTCAATACTTTTGATGTGGAATTTGTACCAGATACAACTGGTCGTATCACA